GGAAGGAGCCGTGAACTGAGTGTTGTTCCGTCTACTTCGGCTGCTGAAATATAGCACTCCTCTGCCACCAATACAGGCAGCTAACCTTAGAACTCTGGGACCAATCCACGCCTGCTCTTGTGGTTGTACGATCTTTAATATCTTTGCTCAGTTTGAAGACTATGAGATTGCTTGGTGGGGTTTAGATGGAAGCTGTGCTAACTGTGGCAACTTAGTCAAGGTGCCTTGCCCTATTGATAAGAACGAGAATAGTTTTTAGGCATAAAAAAAGAAGCCCCCACCCCGTTAGGGATGAGGGCCTTTGCCTCGCGCTATCTACAAACTACTTATTGGCAGCGTCGTACTTTCTTCCGAACTCAGCCTCAGCCTTATCGGCCCACTTTACGAGAGGGGCAGTAAGACCACCGATAAGAATTGCATACTCTGGAGCAACGTCAGTTGCTAGGGCAATAGCCATAGTCGCTGCTGATGCTAGAACAGCGCGGAGATAAGACTTGAATGCAGCCTTGAACTCTTTGCTCTTGAATTTCTTTGCAAGTTTCTTCATTACTTTCCTTTCCTGAATAAGGACACTAACAAGGACTTCCTTCTAAGAACTTTGTTCTTGTTAGGAGCCTTTGCTGTCTTCTTCTTAGGCTTAGAGGTCTTCGACTTTGCCACAGTAAGGGCATCCTTCGGAGTCCTCTTTGCCTTTTCCAACCAGGGAAACCAAGGACTGGTGTCCTTGTCGTGTTCTTCCTTGATTGAAATATGCAGATGACTGACGTGCTTATTTGGTCCGTTGTACTCACGATCTCCGTTTTCTTTAGACCAGATACGTCCACTAAATATCAGATATGAGACTCGCTTATCTTCCTTGAGTTTCTCATAGATTTTGCTGCAATCAATCCCATTATGCGGGTCGTGGCTTAGGTCTACTGCGTGACCTGTGTTGTGGTCAGAGTTAGGATTTGCCTTGATGTGAGCCTTGCTTGGCAGAAGTCCGTCCGATGCCTTGTTGCGCTTCGGAGCAAGCGCAGTTGCCTGCTTGAGAACGGCAATAGCGGCAGGTGTTGCACTCTTTGCAACAGGTTTCATTCATTTTCTTTCTTAGTTTCTATGTCGTAGTGAAAAGCATTTGTATCTTCAGTTACCCACTTCTTCTTATCTTCTACATCCCACTTGCGGTCATTGATTATCCTGTGGATAAGTGGGTCGCCATACCTAGTTGTATATGGTGGCTCAAAGACAAAGGTTCTATTGTTAGGTTGGATGGCATAGTTGCCATCATCTCGCTCTATAACGTGACCACACTTGTGCTCATCGGGTGTCTCTGAGTAGCCATCATCTAGCCTATTAGAGTCAGGGTTATGCCAGTCCAAGGTAAATAGATACTTACCACTGATCTTGTTCCTGTTCCTGTCTGTGTAATGCAGGCTCAGGTTTGCTAGGTTGCCAAATTTGGTAGCTGTTATGTATGGACTAAAAGAGTTCCAGAGCACTAGATTATACAGGTCTACCTCTGGCACGCCTGGCTTATTACAGAAGGCATTGATGGGCATACGCCACCATAGACCACCATCTTCCATCATAAAGTGGAATAGTGGGCTTCTGTTCTGTACAGAACTAACTCCAAATATCACACAAGGAAAATAAAGATCGTGACTATCCTTCTGGTTACGCAGGAAGTTACCACGCACGAAGCAATCTATCGGTGGGATGTTTGCATTTAACTCTGGCATTACTTCCTCAGCGCTTCTTTTACAAACTCGGTGAGTAAATCTATCTGCTTCTCTAGCCCATCTACCTTATCCTTGAGGCTAGAGCCACCATTGGGGCGCAGTTCATATAGATAATGCTTGACCAACCAACGTACAGCGCCAGCAAATCCAGTAATCAGGGTGAATACTGCTACCGCTAGACCAGCCCATTCAGTAGGTGTCATCATCTCTCCTATAAACTTCTGACAGTGACTAAGAGTAATCCTCCATAGCCAGAGAATCTCTTGTCGGTAGGTGTGCGGTTGATAAAGTCCATCTCTTCTATGATTCCAATATAGGACTCACCTGTTCTAAAGTCTTGCACTGATATCGTATCGCCTGCATTTTCGGTAGTCTCTAGCTCGCTCATACGCTCGAAGGCAGAGTTCTCGTAGCCAATCTCAACGCCGAACTTATCTGTCTCGTGGTCAAAACACATCAAAGGATATTGGATTAGCCTTGATCTAGGTGTTGCTGGTAGCGACTTCAACTGATAGCCAGTAAATAGTGGCCCTTTGGATACATCAGTTGAGGATCTTGTAAGGGTGAACTTAAAGCCTAGATACTCCTGCGGTCCTACTGGATAGGGAACGCCTATCTCAGATACGGTTGACTGTTGTGAGAATGAACCAATATTGAACTCAGCATCATTGGAGGCAACAGATGAAATCTGTAGGCCACCATCTGTGGTATCAATACGAGCTGAGAGCAGTTTGTATATTTTATCTTCCAAGGTGTTATAGCGAACGAATCCTGTCTGCAGATAGCCAGAGGCTACCTTGGATAGACTTGACTCAACGAATACGCCTACGGCTGGCACACAAAATGCGACCCTATCTGTAGCTCCAAGGAAGGCAGTAGAGTTACTGGTGGCAGTCTGACCGCTTGCCACAACATCATAGGCATAGGCAAATACGAGGCTAGAAGGTATCACTGGCTGGCTTAAATCAATACGGACTAAGCCTGTCTCGCCATCGTTTACAGTGGCTACATAGGCGAACTTATCCCTGAATACCACATCTGTACACTCTGCCTCAAAGAGCAGTGGGCCATAAGAGACATTGCCTTCAGCGTCTAGAACGCCCACTCGCGTACCTTTATTGGTACATAACACCGCATAGGTGCCAAGGTAGGTATCAAAGGTATTGATGATTTCACCTTCAGGTAGGTCAATACATACCGAAGGAATGTTTAATTCTGGGAAACCAAGGCTGTTGGCATTGGCTAAATCTAAAGTAATCTTGTAGACAGATGAGTTCTTACGACTAAAGCCGCCCACATAGATTGCAGCAGGTCCCTCTGAGATGGTAGTCCAGGTCCAGTCTGTCTGTATATGAGAATAGAAGGCAGCAGGTAGAGCTCCGCCTGAAGTATGGTTAGGATCTAGTTCGTGTAAGGAATTGTTTACCGCAGCGATTACACGCTGTTTGACATACTTGATTCTGGCTTTGGTTGTTGAGGCAGCATTGTAGATTTCAGTGCTGCTACCTGATGTGATAAGACCTCTATGGACCTTAGTGGCATTGATGAACCAGTATCTGATTCCATCTGTGGTTAAGTCAAGAATAGTAGATGCGGTTCCTGCTTGGGTATAAGTAGATGGGGTAGCAGTATCATTGCTCATTGTGATTTTCTTTAGATCAGTTCCATCTGCAATTACTAGACAGTCATTAGTGCCATCGTTAGCGCCAATAATAATAGGCGTATTAGCAGTAGCTAGAGCATTGACTGTGGTATTAAGTAGGGTTACCTGACCTTTGGTCCAGACATCGCAACCCTTGGACTCTTTGTATTGAAAACGCAGCGACTCATCTTGAGCAGGCTCAAAGTATTTAATGCCTTGTCCCAGATGAAAGGTTGACTGACTTCTAAACCACCAGCCAGTTAATGACTGTTCTCCAGCCTCACGTGTCTGGTCAAACTGCTGCTTACGATACTGAGCTGTGACACGGCGATAGGGTGAATCATCGCTGGTAGCCAAGAAAAATGGCAAGCCGTTGATAGCTACATCGTAGGCCACGCCTGTGCCTTGGTAGCCTAGATTACCTGCAGGGTTGGAAAGTACGTAAGGAATACCCTCTGTAATGTCATCGCCGTAGGCCACTATTTCTCCTTAGTTACTAGAAGGTACTTCTACCCAACTTTAAGTTGCTTCATCCCACTCATAATCTTTTCTAAGCCAAATATCTAATAATGACAATACCAGAACCACCACTTCCGCTGTTTTGTGGAGAGGCTCCATCAACACCACCACCACCACCGCCGCCAGTATTAGGAGTACCATTAACTGCAGCGGTTGAACCACCAGCACCTGCACCGCCTCCACCAACACCACCTGCACCGCCATTAGCGTTTAGACGACTTCCACCACCACCACCACCAGCATAAGTTACAGATGCGCCACTAAAAGAATTGGAACTACCAGGGCCACCAGCACCACCAGTGCTACCAGCAGCATCACCGCCTACAGCACTAGCACCACCACCACCAGAGGAAGGGTAATTAAATGGGCTTCCAGTTACGGTTGCAGAACCGCCTCTAAAACCTTGGGGTGGAGTACGGAAAGGATCGTTACCGTCTCCACCTCCTTGCCCTGTATAAGGACCGCCACCACCAGAGCCACCAGAGCCACCAGCGTTATTTTCTAACGCACCGTATCCACCACCAGTGGAAGTGATTGTAGAGAAGACAGAGTCATCACCTTTGTTTCCAGCAACGTTTTGTCCAACGCCAGCACCGCCAGCACCTACAGTGACTGTATATGCTTGGGCTGTTACAGAAAGACTTGTACCAGTTCTAAAACCACCAGCACCACCACCTCCGCCACCACCTGAACCGCCACCGCCAGAACCACCACCAGCCACAACAAGGCAATCAACGCTGAGGTTTATATTGGGAGTAAATGTTCCTGATGATGTAAAAGTGTGAATCCAATAACTACCAATTCGAGTGATAGTTCCGCCAGTTGCTTTAGGTTGACCGCTAGAACTTGATGATGCAAAAATTCCAAGAATTGTTGCCATTACTCAATGTCTCCAATTACAGTCCAAGAATCAGTGTTAGTTTTAATTATGCTTGCTGCTGAGTATTGCACTCTAGTTTTAGGTGCAGTAGCAGTTGCACCTGTGGATGTAATTGTCACCCCGCTTGCTCCTTGAATAGTTACTTCGCCTGCTCCGATTTGCTGGATGTTAATAATTGCACCAGTTGCGTATGCAACAGATGAGTTTAACGGTACAGTTAATGCTATGGCAGCAGCATTACTCAAGGTAACAAGGCGACCATTATCGGTCAGAACCAAGGTATATGTTGTACCAGTCTGGGCATTAAGAGTTAGATTCTGTCTAGCATCATTGATGGTAGGTGTATTAAGAGTTGGACTAGTAAGTGTCTTATTAGTCAACGTATCTGTTGTTGCCTTACCTACCAAGGTATCTGTTGCTGCAGGCAGGGTCAGCGTAGTTGTTCCTGCTACTGCTGTAGCTTGGACTGTTGTGGTGCCAGATGTAGAACCAGAAAAGCCTAGACTTGCTACAGGTGATACAGCAGTCTCAAAGGCATCAAGATCATCTGAGGTTAGAACGTGCTTTACACTGGCTCCAGCAGAGTGAGCAATATTGGTTGTGCCTGCTCGACCACGTGTAATAGTTAGTACATCTGTGCTTTGAGCAGTTACAAAGACAATCTCTTCGTTGGCTGTATCTGGGTCTAAGGCTACTGTGAACTGGTCACCTGCTGTTAGGGTAACTCCACCAAGCAAGGCGTTACCTGTTGCTGTAGCTACAGTCGCAGAAGTAGCCACGTTAGAGATACTTGAAGCCAGCGTAGTCGCTACGCTTATGCTTGAGAACTTACGAGTTGCCATCAGTATTCCTTATTTTGTGTAGTGGATTCGAATTGGGTATTTGTCCTGCAACTTCAACGCTTCCTCCTGGAGTCGTTGCTGATACAGAGCAAATATGTAACGAGATGCAGAAGCACCAGAGTTGAATGGACTCTTAGTGTCATTTAGATCAGCCTCAGCGCTAGATAGGTTTATACGACCAGCGTCAAGGAAAGATAGTAGTTTGTAGCAGGCCCCAAGGACTGTCACATCGTAAGAGCTTGCAGGTAGACCAGTAACATCTTCATAGTCATCAGAGTTAGAATCAAGGGTATTAGGTGTTGTTGTATACCAGACTTGAACTGTACGTCCAGGCTGAACGCTGTCATAGATGTTAATTGTGTTGTTAGTGTTGAAAGTAGCAGCATTTGCCATCGGATCTGCTCTCCAACGATTTATTGGAATCCACTCTTGTGATGAGCCTGTGCTCTGCCAAGAGACGAACAAGATGCTCTCTAGGTCATCAGGCAAAGCGTATGTAGTCTGAGAGGCATTGAAAGTAAAGGTAGTAAAAGTTACTGCCCATATCTTAGGGAAGTAACTATTGATAGTATCGTTGATAGCCTTCTTGATACTGATTCTTGGAAATGATGGAGCCAAGGTTACCTGTGCATACTGAGCGTGTGGGGCAGCAGTTGTGCCTTGATACCCACGACCAAAGCCAGGTATGACGTTTAGCACGTTATTGGTCTTATCAAATGTATCAATCCAGATTAGTTCATCATCAATTTCTATGGTGCCTTTAGCAAGGTTACCTGATGCTCCAACGCTAATAGCAGAAGAACTCTGTGTAATGCCGTTTGCATTAGCAACATAGGTAATACGATCTTGACGCAAGGTATAACCAATGAGGTTAGACTTTACATCGTTAATCATCTCTGACAGTGTTGGCATTATTTCCTTCCGTATACCAGCCATCTCCCCACAGGGTTTCTAATCTGTGGAAATACTTTTCATATTGTTTTGCTATGACATCTACCGAGTAGAGCGATATAGCCCTATCTCTAATAGCCTGTCTATCTAGGTTCTTGACATTTTGAGTGGCAAGAATAAATTCTTCTACATTACGACATCTAAACCCTGTCACGCCTTCTACGACAGTTTCGGTAAATGCGCCCCAGTCTGTTGTAATCACTGGAGTTCCGCAAGCTTGTGATTCAATGTTCACATTGCCAAAAGG